CTCAATTACGGGGGGGAGCAAAGTTGGAGGGGGGGAGTTTGCGTGGGAATTCCCTGAATGTGCTACGCTTGCGTCAGACATGACAAAAGGAACTCAACTTATGGCAAAAAAACCTCGTCACATCCTTGGCTATTTAAACGACCCGTCCACTTGGGACAAGGCTGCGTTTGAAACGGCTATTCGCGCAGAAGTCGAAGCCTCGACAGGAACACTCACGGCATCTGACGAACTGCTGGTTGGCGCATTGGTCATCACGGTTGACAGCTTGCTGACTGCTGAAATCAACATCCGCGAGAGAGGCCATGTCACGGTGTACGGCAACAACGAAGGCGTGACAGCTTGGTTCAAGATTCGCACTGAGATGGGTGATAAGGCTATCAAGATGCTGGCTGAACTTGGCCTTGTGGCGCGTGGTCGACCAAAGCTGAAGGCAAAAGTGAGTGATGTAGATGAGCTATTCGCCACTGCTTAAAAGACATGAACAAGACAATAATAGGGAGCGCCACCCTGTACCTTGGCGATTGCATGGACATATTGCCTACGCTTGATAAGGTGGATGCGGTGATTACTGACCCGCCTTATGGGATCGGAAAAATTAACCAAGGCGGCGGTCGGCCAGAGCATTTTAAAGACACCCTTAAATGGGACTTAGACGCATTGAGTGGCAATCTGTTGCACCTTGTTTTGTCTAAGGCTGACAAGTCTATTCTTTGGGGCGGCAACTATTTTGATTTGCCGCCTAGTCGGTGTTGGCTGGCATGGACAAAGCCCGATGCAGTGCCAAGCATGGCAAATATTGAGCTTGCTTGGACAAATTTGAACCAAAACGCAAAGCACATTATTTGTTCGATTGCCCAAACAAATGCCGAGCGTGTGCCACACCCCACACAAAAACCCTTAAAAGTGATGCTTTTTACTATTGAGCAAGCTGGCAACCCTGAAACCATCCTAGACCCCTTCATGGGCAGCGGAACCACAGGCGTGGCGGCTGTCCAGATGGGGCGCAAGTTCATAGGCATTGAGCGTGAACCCAAGTATTTTGATATTGCTTGCAAACGCATAGAAGACGCACAGCGCACCTTTGATATGTTTGGATTCAATGGCACTTGCGCTGCTGACTTGCCAAAACAGGAGGCGATGTTTTGAGCTATTCGCCACTGCTTAACCCTGCGTTTGAGTATGCGGTAGCGGTAACTAGGGGTGACATTCAGGCGTGTGAGGATGTCAAACTAGCTTGCCAACGGTTCTTGGATATGGTCGAACGTAAGGATGCGCCTTACGAGTTTGTTCCTGCCAAAGCCGAACACATCCTCAAATTCGTCAAGTTCTGCCGCCATGTTAAAGGCCCGGATGCCGGGAAGCCTATTGAGCTACAGCCTTTTCAGGTTATGTACTTGGCTGGCGTTTACGGGTTTAGGGACAGGCGTGACCACACCTTTCGTTATGTCACTGATGTCATTTTGTTCGTGCCTCGCAAATCTGGCAAGACAACCATTGCGTCCATCATTGCGCTGTATGAGTTGCAGTTTGGTGATGCTGGTGCTGAAGTGTTTACTCTGGCTACCAACAGGGATCAGGCGAGTATTTGCTTTGATTCGTCTAAGGCTATCGTAGAGAACATGAGGCCAGAGTTAGGGGCTAAGTTTATTGCCTACCGCAGTGAGCTAAAAAAGGCTGGAGACTCGACTTCTACTTACCGGGCGCTGTCACGGGAGAACCGTAAGACAGGTGACGGCAAGAACCCGTCTTGCGCCATGATTGATGAGGCTGCTCAGATTGTTGAAAGACAGTCTATTGAGGTGCTGCACTCTGGCATGGGCGCACGGAAGAACCCGTTACGGATGTACCTGACTACTGCCAGCTTCACTAAGGAAACCAAGTTCTTTGAAGACCTTTCCCACTTTCGTACTGTCCTGCGTGGCGCTGCTCCTGATAGCTTTCGCTGGTTTGGTCTACTCTATAGCATTGATCCCGGAGACAATTGGGCTGATCCTGCGGTATGGGGCAAAGCGAACCCGATGCTTGGCGTGTCGGTCACTACACAGCACATTCAACAGATGGCTGAAGAAGCGTCTGCCAAGCCAGCAAGCCTGAACGAGTTTTTGTGTAAGCAGTTGAACATTTATGTGTCGGCCAATTCTGCTTGGATTGACAGGCGCTATTGGGATGAGTCTATTGCGCCTATTCCTACTGAAAAGCCAGAAGCAACATTTGTTGCGTTTGACTTGGCACAAACACGAGATTTAAACGCTGTTTGTACTTTGCACAGGTACAGTGAAGAAAACTTTTATGCTACGTTTAAATTCTTTCTACCGGAAGAATCTATTGACCTAATTCCCAACCATTACAAGAGCATTTTTTTACAGGCTCATGCAAGTGGAATTTTGAGACTTACACCGGGTAACGTAACTGACCTGAATGAAGTTGAGTCATACATCAAGCAAGAATGCGAAAAGCACAGTGTCAAGGCTGTGAACTATGACCCCTACAACGCTGCTGCTTTGGTTGCTAACTTGTATGCTCAAGGACTGCCAGTGATTAAGGTTGGTCAAGGCATGGCTGTATTGTCTAACCCGTCTAAGACTGCTGAACAGCTTATCTTAAAGAAAGCCATTAAGCATGATGGCAACCCGTTTCTTGGATGGCAACTAGGCAATTGCTCAGTCTACGTAGATATAAACGGTAATGTAAAGATACGTAAGGAAGAAGCAGACCCTTCAGCCAAGGTTGATGGAATTATTGCAATGATTATGGCCCTTCATGGGCATCTGGATAACGTATTTGTCAGTGATTCATTTGGCTTTAGGGCGCTAGAGTGGTAAAGTGTAGGAAATTGAGGGGAAATCATGGCAATTTTTGACATTTTCAAGCGTAAAAACACTCAGTCTGAAGCGAATACTTTGTTTGGTCAGACAGCCTTGGGAAACAACATTGTTTATCAGGGCAGTGACAAACGTGGTGGTGTTAACACCCAAATCCTCTATGTGACCACTGCCAGCACAACTACTGCTGGTCGCCCGGTAGATATGTCTGTGCTGACAAGAAACAGCACAATCATGTCGTGTGTGGGGGTAAAAGCTCGTGCTTTGGCGCAGTTGCCTATCAAGATTTGCTGCGAAATGGCTGACGGTAAAACCGTTGATGCAATAAAAGGCGAAGGTGTTGGGAACCGAGACAAGGCCAAAGCCAAGCAGGTTTATAAACTTTTATCCAATCCCAATAACTTCCAGAGCAAGTATGAGTTCTGGTATCAGTGGCTGATGTGGTACGAGTTGTCTGGTGAGGCCTTTACCTTGTGGTGGAGAAAAGACCAGAACAGTACTACCGAGACACCATTGGAAATGTATGTGCTGGATTCAACGCTGATTGCTGTGACCATCACGCCTACACGTTATCCAACATTCCGACTGTCCACTCCTAGCTATGGTTTTAACAAAGACCATGACTTTAAGTATTTCCAAGTGATGCACACAAAGGAAATGGCATGGCAAGGTTCCGCTGGCTTTAACAAAGCGATTTTGGCGACTGAGTTGGTTGGCCTTGACCAAGACATTGACCTGTACGCCAACTTTGTCATGCAGAACGGCGCAAAGCCATCTGGCATGTTTGTGACCGATCAGGTTATTCCTGATGGCAAATACAAAGAGATTGCAGCCCGTCTGAAAGAGGCGTGGAACAACATGACAGGCAGCAAGACCAGTGACCCAAGCAAGCCGGGTCAGGGTATGTTGCTGGATCAGGGCATGAAGTATCAGAAACTTGAGATGCTGACGCTGCAAGACACTGACGCTGCTGCTTTGAAGGCTCAGACAATGCGCCGCATCTGTGGTGTGTTTGGTGTGCCGCCATCAATGATTGGCATCTCTGATGGTAAATTTAACAATAGCCAAACAGCATTAGATGAGTTTTACAAAACAACAATGTATCCAACTATTGTTAACGTGCAGCAAAAATTAACGCAGCATTTGCTTGATGGCTACCCAAGTCTTTGCGTAGAGTTTGACACCAAGGATTTTCTTAAGGGTGCGCCTTTGGATCAGATGAACTTTGCCACTTCTGGTGTAAAAGGTGGCATCATGACACCTAACGAAGCCCGAAACTACATGAATTTGCCATCTATGGAGGGTGGTGATGAATTGGTAAAAGACGCAAAAGACGCTGAACCAATCCCCGGATCAAGTCCACAAGATACGGGTGGTGGTGGTGGTAATCAGACCAGAAAAATGAACATTGGCACTACTTGATATATCATGCATACTGATACACAATATCTGGTAGCATTAGCCAAACAGGTCAAACGACCTAAAAAGTTGCCTGTACTTCTAGGGCAACCCCCTAAAATACAGGACAATAACCAATCAATTGCTTTAGGGGCAATCAATGAAGACATTGAATCTTATCTGCGAAGCCAAGCTAAATCTGAACGAGAAGGCTTCCAACGGTCAACCATCTGGTCTGATTGAGGCTTGCATAACCACCTTTGGCCCAAGAGAAGGGGCCGATGGTCGCAAGTTTTTCTATAAACCAGAAGGGTTTATGGATTGGGCTAAAGAGTTTGCCAAAATGGGCCGACCACTGCCTATGTACGTTAACCACAATGCTGATGCCATTCCTGTGGGTGAGTGGACAAGCATTGAGATGGATGACGAAGGCATGAACGCTTCAGGTCGCTTGTTCCTAAACACATCTGCTGGTTCTGACCTGTACCAAGTGATGAAGGAATCGCCAAATATGTTTGGCGGTGTTTCTGTCGGCGCTTACGCTGAAGAATATCAAATGGTCAATGCTGATGGCGAACCCGACCAATCTGAAGACGCTTATTTCCAAATCACTAAAGGTGGTTTGCACGAAACCAGCGTTGTGATGTACCCTAACAACATGATGGCAGAAATTAAAAAGTTGGAATATTTCCGGCCTGATGGTTCTGCTGATTTGAAAGTATTGGAAGAAGCCTTGCGGGATGCAGGTCTGTCCAAGAGCGATGCGGTCGCTGCCGCATCAACATTCAAGAAAGTGTTGGAACAGCGTGATGTTGTGACAACAGTTATTGAAATTGCGCCTCAACAGAGTGACTCTGGTGCGGAAGCGACCGAAGCGGAAATTCTCGCTGCTCTTGAGCAACGTGAACTTCTCAAACTCCTTGATAAACGTCTTAAAGGTTAAATCATGTCCCAAGTTATCCTCGAAAAATTGGATGCTATTGAAGCTAAACAAGCTGAGAGCATCGTGGCTGTAGAAGCCAAAATCCCTGCTGCTGTTGAGGCTGTCAAAGCTGAATTCAGCGAGATGGTATCTGCTCTGGAAGCCAAAGTTGCTTCTATACAAATGCCTGAGTTCATTCGCACTCCTGCCAAGACTGTTCGCCAAGATGTGAACCGTTCTGTCAAAGAGCAACTGGCTACCTTCTACAAAGGCAACAACCGTTTGGAAAAA